ATGCCAGTAGTGGCTGATGTACCAATCAAGATGGTTATAGACAGAATCTTTGAGGTTAATGGGCAACTAGTAATTGTTGACCTCAAAACATCTAAGAATACCCCAACCAGTACCTTGCAACTAGGTTTTTATAAACTTGGTTTAGAGGAAACTTTTGATATAGAAGTTAACTGGGGAAATTACTATATGTCTCGTGGTAGTAATACCGTAGAGATGGTTGACTTATCAGGATATACATATGACAAAATGGAGTTCTTGGTAAAAGGATTTGACAAAGCACGAAAGGCAGGGATATTCTTGCCCAACACAAACTCTTGTCAATACATGTGCGGACTGACCGCTCATTGTCAATTCTCGACAAAGAAGGATGGATAAATGGCAGAAGACTGGAAGTTACAAGTATCATACAAAACTGGAACTGGCGATTTAATTAACGTCAGAGCCAACACAGCGGACGAACTTAGTGTATTGCTTGAGGGCATTGGTGACTTTGCTACTCAAATTGCAGCAGTACAAAAGTTGGTGGTGGGAGCATCGACAACCGCCCCTTTATCGACGCCAAGTTCCACGCCAAGCACAGAGCCTCGACGCTCCTCAGCACCACCCCAGGCATCGGCTCCGTCAGGTGGAGCGGGTCCAACATGTCAGCATGGGGCACGGAAGTACAAGTCGGGAATCTCCAGCAAGACGGGGAATCCTTACGCAATGTGGGTCTGTCCAATGCCTCAGGGAGCAGACCAATGCAAGCCAGTAAATTAATAGACGAACAGTTTCCGTTTTAACAAATAGGTAGGGGGATAGATGCGTACACTTGTCAGGTCTGTGGGTCGTGCCTCTATTGGCGGGGAACCTCTACCTAGTTGTTTTAAATCATTCGAAGCGTCCAAGATTATAATTAGGCGTTCAGAAGTTTCAATGTTTGCGGGTGCTCCTGGAGCAGGTAAATCAACACTTGCTCTAGCGATTGCCCTAAAGACTAATGTTCCAACTCTTTACATATCCGCTGATACCAATGCTCACACTATGGCTATGCGCCTAGCGTCAATGATATCAGGTAAGAACCAAACAGATGTCGAACAGAAACTTAATACTGATGTTGGATGGACTAAAGCAATCCTCCAAAAAGGAAGCCATATAGTCTGGTCCTTCGAATCATCACCAACATTACAAGATATTGACGAAGAAGTACAAGCCTTTGAAGAACTATGGGGTTGTCCTCCAACATTAATAGTTTTGGATAACCTAATGGATGTAGCCACAGATGGTGGCGAAGAGTTTGCCTCAATGAGGGCAATTATGAAGGAGTTGAAATATCTTGCCAGAGCCACTAATGCTGCGATTATGGTACTACATCATACTTCTGAAGCAGTTCCTGGGAATCCTTGTCAGCCAAGAAGCGCAATACAAGGTAAGGTCTCACAACTTCCTGCTCTCATATGTACACTCGGTACGGTGGGCACATCGCTTGGCGTGGCAGCAGTCAAAAATCGCTACGGTAGAGCAGATGCTGGAGGAACTCTCATGACTTGGTTAGCATTTAATCCAGAGTACATGTACGTAGAAGATATACCAGAAAATTCATGACAACTAGAAAAAGCCATAAGGCTAGAGGAGCAAACTTTGAAACCGACCTACGAGATTATTTTAGACGAATTGGACTTGATAGTGAGAGACTTGCAAGAACAGGCGCAAGAGATGAGGGAGACGTTGTTGTCCGTTCAGACTTCCTTGGCTACATCGGAATCATCGAAGCCAAAGCCCCAGGTCAATCAGGTCGCATTGACCTCTCTGGTTGGACTAAAGAGGCTCAAATTGAAGCAACACATTATTCGGAGGCAAGAGGCATTAAAAGAACATCCGTCTTATCTGCGGTTGTTATCAAAGCCAGAGGAAAAAAAATAGCGGATTCTTATTTAGTACTAAGGTTGGGCGATGTATTTGACGGATGATTTACCAGACATAGTTGAAGTCTTGAAGCACTACGGTGCGACAATGAATAGAACTACAGGACAAGTAAATATCAAATGCCCGTTTCATGACGATACTCACAGTTCGGCAAGTTTTAATACTAGAGAAAATATATTTAATTGTTTTGCGTGTGGGATGCAGGGGAATAGTTTACAGATTATAGCAAGACAAGAGAGGGTTAGTATACATGAAGCAAAGTCATTCGCAGAAGGAATTGCTGGGCTTGGCGGCAACCAAGTACGCAGCAAACATTTATCAGGCAGAAGATTACCTAGCAAGCAGGGGAATAACAAGGGAGGCAGCACGTCTGGCTCGATTCGGCGTAGTAGAGGAGCCTGAAGTTGGACATGAAGCATTCAAAGGACGATTATCCATACCGTATATTACCAAGACTGGTGTTGTCGATTTGCGTTTTCGCAGCCTTCATGCTGCTGTTGAACCTAAGTACATGGGAATGACAGGTGTAGAAACCAAGATGTACAATGTGTTAGATATCGATAGAGCGGGGGACTGGATTGGAATATGTGAGGGAGAGTTGGATACTATTACTTTGTCTGCCTGTATTGGCATACCTTGTATTGGCGTTCCTGGTGCGAACTCTTGGAAGAAACATTACACAAGATTACTTGCAGACTTTGAAAGAGTATTTGTATTTGCGGATGGAGACCAACCAGGAAAAGAATTTGCTTCTAGTCTCGCCCGTGAGTTGCCAGTCACAGTCGTGCAAATGCCAGACGAAGAAGACGTCAACTCCTGCTACGTCAAATACGGCTCCCAGTATATTCGAGAAAGAATGGGACTAAATGAATTATAAAGATATCCCACCATGCAAAACATGCGGACAACATTTCGATAACATATTTGAAGCAACTGACCATCTAATAGATGATGAGAATGGGGAGTACTTTGACCCTAAACTTATCCTTCCTGGCGGTTACCAATTAATGATAGGTTCTTTGCTTCGTTGCATATATAGTGTAGCAAATAATCCTGAGGAAGTAGAAAGTATTACTCAGTCGGTATATGCAACATTATATGCAGCAGAATCTAGTCCCAAAAAAATGAAAAAGTATATAGAAGACATAGTTATTCGTGAAGAAATGCGTCATCTTGATAGTGAACTAACACACTTTTTAACAGAAACTAACGAAGAGAAAGATGGAGAGTGACGAAATATGGCAGATTATAACCCACTTGGAAACGCAAGGTTTCCATATAACCAAGAAACAGATAGAGGAAAAATCACTCATATTGACGCTCAAAATACCACTTTTGAGTACCATGTTGGAAAAACCTTCCAAGAATTATTAGACCTACTGTTGTCTAAACATAAAGATTACGGTCCGAAGAATATTGCTGACGCCCCTGGCGGTGCCATCAATGGACTACGTGTTCGTATGCATGACAAATTGGCACGCATAAATAATTTATATGGTAGTGCCTTGCAACCAGAGCATGAATCTCTTGAGGATTCATTCAAAGATATGGCTAACTATGCAATCATAGGATTGCTAGTACTGAGAGGAGAATGGGACGAATGAAAATATTTGGACCTTACAAAGGCAGCAAACAAAACGGTGGTCGCCCAATCTACGTTATTAAACGTAAGAAAAAAGATGGCACTACTGAGACTACATCTACTAATAAAGCCCGCTTAGATTATAAGAAGGCTACTGGTAAGAAATTAAAACGCAATCAAGAAGTAGACCATAAAGATAATAAGGGTCGCAAAGGTAATGATAAGATATCTAACCTAAGAGTTCTATCCAAAAAGAAAAATGTAGGCTTAGAAAATAAGAGACGAGCCAAAAAGAAATGAAAACTATAGTCTGTATTTCAGACCTGCAGGTACCGTACCACGATGTAGAAGCAGTTAAGGCTGTGGCTAAATTCATTAAGGCTTACCAACCTGATACTGTCGTATCTTGTGGTGATGAAATGGATATGCAGACTATATCAAAATGGAGTAAAGGGACTGAGTTAGAGTTTGAACGTTCTATTGGACGTGATAGAGACACTACTCGTCAAGTTCTTTATGACTTAACTGTTGAGCATATGATTCGTAGCAACCATACAGATAGATTATTTAATACAGTTGCTATGAGAGCACCAGGACTACTTGGTTTACCTGAGTTGCAGTTAGAAAACTTCTTAGGTCTTGATGAGTTAGAAATTAAATATCACAAAGACCCATATGAACTGGCTCCTGGCTGGTTGTTAATGCATGGCGATGAGGGTAACGTACAGCCTACGGCTGGTGCCACAGCCCTTGGATTAGCAAAACGCTCAGGCATGTCAGTAGTCTGTGGACACACGCATCGTATGGGTTTGACTCATCATACTCAAACATATCGAGGCGGTAAACCTAAAACAATTTGGGGCATGGAACTAGGCAATCTAATGAATTATAGTAGTGCTAAATATATTAAGGCTGGATTGTTTACGTGGCAACAAGGCTTTGGCATCTTGCATGTTGATGGCAAAACTGTTGTGCCTCAATTAGTACCTATCGTAAATAGGTCTTTTACTGTGGAAGGCAAGACTTGGAAATGGTAGACAATAAACATTTAGAATGGAAGCGTATAGAAAAATGGGACTATATTGTAGTCGCTGTTGCTTCTGAATACCATAGAAAATATGATATGGTTGAACTCGAAGACATCAAACAATCATTATATAAATGGTTCCTTGAGCATCCCAATAAGTTAAATGAATGGGAAGCAATAGGTGAGAAAGATGCTAAGAATTTAATCTATCGTTGCTTGCGTAATGATGCATTGGATTATTGTTTAGAGTGGAAAGCCAAGTCTGTTGGCTACGAAACTTCAGATGTATTCTTTTATGAATCAGATATAATTGAAGCACTCTTACCCTCAGTTTTACGAGGTGAATTTGGTGTGTCGCACAAGTTAAATCTAGTTGGTCCAAGTAAACCACCTGCTCCCGCTGAAGGCGGCAACATGATGGTAATGATGATTGAAATAGATAAAGCGTACCGCAAACTCAGCACCGAGGATAGGACGGTACTGTTTTACAGGTACGCTGAATCTATGGACTATGGCGATGTCGCTACCGAGATGAATTTAAGTAGCGAAGATGCTGCTCGTATGCGCCATAATCGTGCAATCAAAAAACTTATAACTAGAATCGGTGGCTTCCGACCTTGGTCAGATAAGGATTTTGAGAATGATACTAAGAATGATGAGGTTCCACAGTCCGAAGCAGTAGAAAGTAACGATGAGCAAGGGAAAGAAGATGGGTTGGAAGAAGAGCAATAATCTAATCCTCAGATTGGATACT